TGTATATATGGTTCCATATACCTCGCGCATTCAGAATCAACTACCTTTTGCACTTCTCCCATCTTATTAAGTCCTTTTTGAGTTAATAATAATTCTGTAGGTTGTATATTAAAACTTCCATTGATCAAATTACCACCTCCTACTTACCGGTCAATTCATAATGTTGCACTGACTTACTGCCATACAACATTTCGTCTACTGATACAAGTGTTAATACTTTATGATTTGTCTTAAGCTTTGCTATACCTTCTGAAATAGTAGCTTGAGAAGTGTTATCAAACTCAAAATCAATAACGCCTTTAACCATTAAGTCTTTGCCCTTAGCAAAGTTAACAACTCCGTCAAGACTGCTAAGACGTACCATAACCAGCGCCGTACAACTACCTCTTTGCCCTGTCTTTAAGAAGGTTACATTATCAACATCTTCCCAATACACATTCTTAACTACCTGTCTTTTAAACTTATCAAGCTTTCCTTCTTTCTCGCATAAGTAAAATGTGATATCCGAATTAGTAAACATATTACAGCCCCCTATAGCAAAGACCCATATTACCTAGCCATTTAATCACAATATCATACTGTTTTGACTTAAAAGCTTCTTCACTATCCGCTTTACTTGAAAAACCCACAGAATAGGACCCGATTCGCTCAGATGTCTTATTTCCTGTATCTCTTGACTGCGTTTCATTTTCAAATATCAGTTCAGCCAATTCACAACAACAAAATTTTACATCTTTCGTAATATCCCTCACCCCTTCAAGTCTTCCAAATGTGTACAAGTCTATTATCTTACTCGCATTTCTCGCATAGTAATTAAATCCGGCACTAATGGTCGGATTCCTACCCTGCAAATATTCATCTGTATAAAAATCGTTATCTGCGTATATTCCCATCAGTGCCTCACCTCTATTCCTTTACCTTCTTAGCCTTTGCAACCTCTGCCTTCAAAGCTTCATTCTCTGCCTTCAAAGCTTCATTCTCTGCCTTAAGTGTCTCAATGATCTCATCAGCTTTTGCCTCTGTGCTTACGCCCATTCCAACTGCTCTCATCAATGCTCCTTTCTTACGCCTTATGGCTTAAATAAATACCTGCAACTTTATTCTTGTATGCATCTACAAGACCATACTTACGATACTTTGAAATGTAAGAATCAGCATTCGGATTGTTCTCAGGTGCGATAATGTCTGAAGCAATATGCTTATCAAACTTAATAATTGCAGGCTTATGAACAATCATAAAGTTGATATCCTTACCGCTTGCAGCCTTCTTATAATGCCCAAGCTCCTCACCTGAACTCTTTCCGTCAAGCAACTCTATAACCGTATAGAATCTTGACTGTGGTACAGATTTCTTAAGCATAAATGTATCAAGTATCTCTCTTGACTTTGTTGTATCAAGCGACATAACGCTATTTAACAGAGTCGGAGTCGCATACAAAATTCTGTTGTCAAGCGGAACCTCATCCTCATCCATCTCGTTCTTTGCCTCGATAAGTGCAGACAAGAAGTCAGATGCATTTGCGTATGATGTCGGTGTCGCCTTTGAAATTCCTGTAAGGCCCGCAAGAGTTGCAAATACAAATGCGTCAGCCTCAGGTGCCACCTTATCTCTCTGAAGTGTTGCCCCTGCTGCCCCAAAAGCAATGTTAAAGGTTTCCTGATCATCCATCGTATCAACAGATATCTTTGTACCTCGGTCATAGTTAAATGTTGCTGTCTTCCAAACAACATTTACAGCTCCGTTTGTATATCCGCTGTTTCTGTCATAATCTCCTAAGCCAGATACGGAAATCTGTGGATATAAAATTTCCTTTGCGTTGGCTCCGGCTCTCATCATTCGCGGATCACTTGTCAGATCCGCTGTGGCAGATGTATTCTTGTAGACCTCATCAAGTAGGTCTGTATAGTTCTTTGCTAATGTAATATTATTTGGCATATTCTTTTATTCCTTTCTTATTTATCCGAGGTACTTAACCCCATTGCAGCCCTTAGCGACATAGTATTTGCATCCATACCCGTACTGCCTCCACCGGTAGCTGCAACAGGGTTATTGATAGGTTCACCACTACCAAACAGATACGAATTCTCTTTTTGACAGGCTTCAAGAGCTGTCTTAATGTCAGTGGTTCTATCTTTACTTGACTTAAGTGCATCTACATCAAGCAATGCTCTTACAGCTTTTGCACTTCTGCCTCCTGCTGCATTTATAGCAGCTTCAAGTGTAGAATCAAACTGCATATCCGCAATCTTGCCTTCATATTCGGATTTGGAGTCTTCGTATTTCTTCTTATAGTCTTCTACTTGTGCCTTTACTTGGTCATAATCCTTAAAGCTTTCTATGGTTGTATTGGCTTCTTGTAGCTGTGTCTTTGTCTGCTCAAGTTCAGTTTTAACCTGTTCTACTTCACTTTTTGCCGCTTCAATATCATTGCCGTTTTCCGCCATGATACTGTCTATTTGTTCCTTTGTAAGACCCATGTCTTCTAAAAACTTTCTTTTCATGTTGCTCCTTTCACTACGCTTTTTACGAGGTTGCTCTCATGTGCTGACTGTTTTACGCCTAATCTACCGGCAAAATTGTATTAAAAAAGCACCCTAAAGTACTTGATTTTAATTTAATATATGTTACAATTTTAATAGATATCTAATTAAGAGCGGTACACATCCCCCTTGAAAGCTTTACAGACGGTAGGGAAGCGCCACCGCTCTTAATTTTTTCTCTTGTACACCTTGAGTATTTTACGCCTAATCTATCGGCTATTTTTATATTAAAAAAAGCACCCACTAAGATGCTTTAATTTTGACACTATTCAGATTCTTTAAGTACTTCTTGTATCATTTGTAAATATTTTTTTGATAGTTTAGTATAATCTCTGCTATTTCCTCCATCAAGTACAAACACCCCTTGGGGATATTTGTTTTCAGGAATTTTATCTATTTCATCCCCCCATTCTTTTTTTATTTCTTCAATCTTTTCTCTTTGTTTAAGGGTTATATTTTTCTCTAGCATATTTTACTTTTCCCTCCCTATCCAATATTTCAAATACTTTATGTTGAATATCAAAATCCGGTGTAAATTCTGCTTCTAACATTGCCTTTCTATTATATTCGGAATAGAATAATTTACTCATATCAGATGTAACTTTAACAGAATAGGTATATTCAGAATTAACAGCAAAGAGTTCCTTAATACCGGGATTGTCTCTTATAAAAACAAAATCATCTTCACCAAAAGATACAATACCATTAGATTCAGGATGGTTATGAGTAATTGTGGCACCAGTTAAATCTATTCCACCAAACATTACACTGTCTTCATCCCCTTTAGTATAGTATACATTTCCATATCTATCAATAATGATAGCATTTTCTATATCAGAGTTGCGTATTTTATCATTGTAATATTCAATTGCTTTGCCTGTATTCGCAGGATCTATAGTTCCTATTTTTTCCGGAGGTAAAACACTTCCATTATCGTTATTGCTATCTGAAGTTCCTGTTCCTAATTTTACTTCAGGAAATTTAACCCCACTATAATTATATGCATCACTGACCCTTAATCTCTCACCCTGTTGCTTTAACCCCATAGCTTTTGAAAAGTCCACATATTCCTTTTCAACCGCTTTGAGTTTTGCTCTCTTTAATGTGATTATGTCCTTATCGGCTTCAGCTCTTTCTAAAAGCTTTATATCCTGCTTATACTTTCTGATAGTTCTTTCTAGCAGCCTTTGTCTTTGTGAAGCTTCATATGTATCAAATTCTTTGCCTTTATAATCTTTCTTTTCATTTTCTTTTCTGTTTTGCTCATCCAACCATTCATCTGTATACTTTCGCTTTGATATACCGGGTATAAAAGGAAATATTATATGCCTACAATTAATCCCATGAAGTCCAAGCATATCTCCAAAACCGCATATAGTCTTCAACTGACTTTTACTGTACACCTTGCCTTGCCATGATTGGTGATTTTCAAAACCTATGCCTGTATTTCTTGCCCCTAAATGCCAGTCCACTTCTGCATAGTCAGTACCTAACTCTTTCATATTTTGTTCAGTAATACTTGAAGTAAGCTGAGAAACACCTGTAAGTATTGCCCTTCTGACTGCTACATCTATTCTGTCTTTTCTTCCTGATGCATAATCAACCGTCCTAAGACCGCTTTTAGTCATTTCATCAACAGTTTCATTGATAGCTTCCGTATATGTCTTAGAACCTGTAGTTACATTCATCATAGCCCTATCAAGACTTTCAGTGAGGTATTTTTCCAAAGGTGCGAATATCTTTTGACCATTTCTGGTGATATTAAACCCTGTGGTTTTAGTTATATTTTCAATACTTACCTTTGTATGCTCTTTAATTGTATTGCTTAATTGTTGCAACCACTTATTTTCGCTGTAGGGCTTCATATCCTTACCGACAGATTTGTATATATCGTTATTTCTAGCATAATCAAGCTGCAATGCTTCTTTGTATACCTTGTCTATACTTTCATTGACATCCATTAAAGCATCATCTATTATATCATTTATATGTTTTTTGCCAACTCCAATATCGTACACTCTATCAAGTAAGTAGTTTATAGTTGGAGTAATTTTTTTAATGTCCTTTATCCTGTCTACTATCTCAGACATTATATTCATCTCTAAATCAGCCATTAACCGTTCTAATGGTTTCGGAAGTTTTTCCATATCTTCAGGGGTCATGTATTATTCCTCTATGCCATCAGGTGCAGTAGGCAAGTTTTTAGTTGCTTCTTCTATTGTTTCTCCGTACCACTTAGCTCTATATTCCTCAAGTCTCATAACGCCCATTGCAACATCCTGCCTATCCTGCTGTCTTTCAGTTTCTTCATCTACAAGAATTGAGTCCTTAAAAGTGCATATAAATTCATATCCTGTCTTTGTAAGTCCGTTATAAAATGCCAGTGCATACACTAAATCCTCTAAACAATCCCTTAAATTAGATTGTATTGCTTTTACTCTATTAAACTTACGCTTCTTTGCTATTTTTGCTTCTGTAGCTGTCTTGTCCACATCAGTGACATCTGACAAATCACCATAAGACAAACAGGAATTAAACTCTATTCTTCTAAGATAAGCATTTAAGCCATTTACAATATTGCTTTCTCTAATTTCAGGGCTGTACTCTTGGTATATATCGTCACCGTTGCCCTTGGATAGATTTAAGCCCCTGTAAAGCCTTTCGGACAGCCTAGGCATCTTGTATGTTGTCTTGCCTTCTTTCCCTATTACCGGTGCGGCTTGCAGTGCTGTAATATCCACATGAA